CAAACACATGTACGTCTCCATCGGGGGCGTGCCTTACATTGTCATCATCCTGAGTTCACTGGACAGCAAGCAATTGGCTGCCATGATTCACGATCTGGACCAACGTGCCATCCCATTCATCGCGGTGAGTGGTGACGACGTCACAATGCGAGTGCTCACGGCCGACGGTCTTTACTATGTCGCGGCCGACATCAAGAAGATGGATGCGAGCATGAGAGAGATGGTCACAAAGGCCCTCAAACGCTACAGTGCAGAATTCGGAGTGCCCCTGGATTCGTGGGACCGCAGCACAGAGCCAGTCACGATGGAACTGCGCCAAGATGCGGGTCTTCTCCTCAAGCTCAAATGGCACCCACCGTGCTCCCACAAGACGGGGGTGCCGGGGACCACCTTCGAGAACAACACGTGCTCACCTTCCCTTTACGTGGCGCTGTTGATGATGGTGCTCCCCCACCAAGACGTGGTCGAAAACCTCGTGGACGCGCTCCACGGGGCGGTCGCCGAACTAGGCTTCCAACTGACCATTGATCCCCCCTCCAAGGAGTTGGTCGAGTGCATGTTCCTGCACTACCGCTTCTACCCGGCGCTAGTGGACGGCCAGCCAGGCCGCATTGCTCTCCCGGAATTCGACAGACTGTTCAAAATCTGTCCGAAAAAGGAGGTGGCAACCTATGCCGCGGGCCAGCAAGTGCCCCCCGGTTACACCCCTCACACCTTCGGCATGCAAGTGATCTTTCACTGCATCAGCACGCAGTACCGCGTGCCGGAGGATTACCCACTGCTCGGACCGCTGATATCTGCGTACACACGCATGATTGACCCGGCCCTACACGACAACCTGTGTCAAATCGACACCACCATGTACATCGAAGCATGGCGCTACCGCACCCACGCCATCGGCAGCTCGCGTGGAACTCTACCGCAACCGGAGATTCGGAAGAGAGCATTGAGGATGTTGCAGGAGCAATACGCTGTCACGGAGGAAGAAGTTCTGTACACGGAAAGGATTTTCGACATGATCACCTTGCCCTGTCTTCCCCTGATAGTGAACACCAGTGCGATCCGCAAAATAGGAACGTACTACTTCGGCGACCAGCACGAGCAACTTTGCGCCGTGCAGGCGTCCAAATACTAACGGCCCTCCGGGCCGTTGAACCGCCAATCGAACCCGAGTGACTCTCGGGGGGAAATCCAGTGTAACACAACCTGGGCGGGATAAAGCTGATCCGGGGGCTGTACTGTCGCGACCAGACTGCTCAGTACAATGCCCAAAACCAAGAAGAATGTCCTCACTCTTCCCAAAACCAAACCAAGAAACCCGGCCGCAAAACGGCAATCGTCCAAACGAGCCACTCGAACAGGGGTGGCTCCTGCTCCCAAGCGACGGTCTCCCAAGCCTTACGCCCCAGCCGGCAATCGCCCCTCCCGCCCCAAGATGCCTAGCATGTCAACGGCCATTTCCAACGTGTACTCACTGCGAACCAACCCCTGCGTCGACGCCACCGTCGGCGTCGGGGTCGGCCGCCGTGGTGTCGCCATCCAGCCCGTCAAGGGCCGAGTTCTCCCTGCTGGCGCTAAACTGCCGAGCTATTTTGCCGGTACTCGCGCCGGTAAACGCTTCCTCCAGCGTTCCAAAGGAGAAATCCCCGCCGCAGACGGCGCTGTCACCGTCACCCGGCCCCCCGAGATCTACGACATCGTGGACTCGGAGGGCAACCCTGGCACACGAGTCCGTCATTCAGAGCTCGTCCAAGATGTCACGATTGCGGCGCTTTCGACAGCGTTCGAGGCCACAG